GGCAGAAACAAGGGGACGACGTGAATATTGAAGTTACCGACGAATACCTTGCACATGCATCACTAAGATCATTACGTGCAAAGTGTGATTTACTTATTGAACATGCAAAGAATGCTAGTTCAGCGGCTGACAAAGTGGGTGACGAAATTGTGCGGCGCCTATGTTTAGGCATCGACCTGCCATCTAATCGCGAACCTGATAAAAATGTGATGGCCGGGCATAAAGGTCTTTCGGCGCGTGAACATGTGCGCGGCTGGAAATTATGAAAATACCATCTGCAAAAGTAAAAGCGTGTTGGCTCGCGCATCGGTTGCCAACCACAGAAAAGCAGGTTGCACAATGGGAGAAAGAAAATCCGCCAGAAACATGGGGAGAGTTGCCAGAAAGCTTAAAAGACCCGATGGCAATACTTGCACGCGGCGAAGTAAAATTACGATTGAGGACACGGGAGAGGCTGACTAGATGAGCGAAGAAGAGTTTGCCGCGCTGATTATTGTACTGGTATTTTTTTGGGCGCTATTCGATTAAATATGCAAAAGGAGACACATGAAAACACTGATTCTCACACTACTCTTTATCGGCTGTAAGGAAAAGCCGGTCGTTCTGCCGATAGACTATACCGGACGATTCTGCGCTTATGGTTTGCTGTACTCTATGGGAGAAAATGGCATGACGCAAGTCCTAAAGGCCGACAGGTCGCTGCAACGGTGCAAGCCGTAATAACCTTGACAACCTCGCCTATTCAATTAGGCGGGCGCATGAGTAGAACGAAGGCAATGAATTTCATCCACAGTTACAAGGGCTATATGCTCATTGGTGGGTTTATCTTAATCGTGGTGGGGTTCGTGCTGGATTATATTTACCCAAAGCCCGGTGCGGCCATAAATACCGATTGGCTAAAAGGGTCAGTCCCAACTATGTCCTTTGTCGGCCTTGGGTTAATTTTGATACCATACATCGCGCTTTACACCATTCAGACGATCGCGTCCAAGTTTGGCAAGACGCCGCCCCCTCAAGGATAATGCCTACAGTATGCGTTGTATTGTTTTGCTCGCCGTTCTTTTTACTTATTCTGGGTGCCTTCCTGAGACCGATGGCGGCGGGTTGCCCAGAGAGGAAACGGCGCTAGCATGAGAATAAACAGCGCCATCCTTTTGGCTATCGTCTGCGGGGTTCTGCTCGCAAATATACTTTTCTCGGAGGCTTCATGCGCTACACTTCATTAATCTTTTTAGGGCTTTTTTTTTGTGGTTGTGCTTCGATGCCGCCTACAGCCAAATTAATCGATCAGGTGACAAAGAACGAAAACGCGATTGAAGAAGTCGAAGAAAGCGACCTCCCTGAACCGGTCAAGGCGCGGGTGACAAAGGCCATCACAGACACTCAAAAGATCGCTGTGGACGCCTCTCAGGCATGGGAGCAGTGCAAGGCCGACCTAGCATCTGAGAACGCGGCAAAATGGCGCTGGCTAGGGCTGGCATGGGCTCTAGGCATGGTTGGCGGGTTTTTTGTCGGCCGGAAGTTCTAAACCCACTTAGGATTAGACCCGTCTTTATGATACCATGCGAAGCACTCAATCGACCGAGAATCAACCCACTTGCCGTTAATCATTTTCTGAGTCATGAACCGCGTGCAATCCATGCGCTGATCGTTTGACTTTGGCCATGGGTCGATGACTGATAGGAACGGTTTGCCGTCTTCAAGGTAAGACCCGTTGGCAATCATTGAATGCCGGCCCTCATCTCTCAACTCTACCAACGCCCCCCACTGCAAAAGGTTTACCACTTTCTCAAAGCCGGCATCTTTAAAGTATTCGTATTCTTTGGTATAGCCCTTTGGCCCGCCGCCGATCTGGAAATTAATCTCATGGTTCGCAACGTAGCCGTGTTCTGAATCCCCGTCGGTTTTCCGCTTCAGTCCGCCGCGCTTTATTGCCTCATCGTTCGCCTTGTTAAGAAACGTGAGGTCAGGGCATGGCAGGGATTTATTCAGACGCCGGCCATAGCTCCACCCCATGAAGATTTCGCACTCCCACATGCATAGCTCAGCCGCCGCCGCGTCGTCGATATCCGTCTGCCAGATATGGTTTATTTTTATGTCGTTGATTGAGATCTTCATTTTACACTCCGTATTTTCTCAAGTATTGAATCAACCTTTACAGTATACGCTGATTTGAAGTCGTTCAGCGCCTCAACTTTTGCCATTAGGTTTTTTACGTCCACATGCAGGCGTCCATCTCGCGCGATAAACATACCGACATTTACTAACACCGTAGCAATTATCACACCCCATGATTTTAGAAAGTCATGGTTTGGCTTTGGCATATCAATTCCCGAATACAATCACGTTTACTATTGAGCAGTCAACCGCATTGCCATCAACATCCTTCACCGTGAATCTAAATGCGCTCGAAGATTGCGATGTTATATCAACTCCATCTGGGGCGCCTCCGTCTCCTTTGACCGTTACAGTGGCCGCATAGTTAGCATCTGCAAAGGCAGGAGAAAAGTTTACCGTGTAATCTCCCCCGCCGTTGTCTGTAATGCTGGAAACATTGGAAGAGCTAGCATTAATGGCCACGGTGCCTGTGCCATTGAATCTTACCCATGCAGATTTTTCAGAAAATTTTGTCTGGAATATGCTAGCAAGCGCACTCTTTATCCCAGCCCATGTGATTTTCTTGCTTGCGCCTGATTGCTCTACCTCATAGACATCTGCATCATTCACAGCTTCAGCCGCCGTTAAATCGTTTATTTTCTTGTTAGCCATCACGCCACCTCTCTAAAACTTCCGTCAGTTGTTATTCTAAGATCACCATCAGTTGTAATCCTAAGCGATGCCGCCGGTATTGGTATTGTTGGCGCCTCGTTTAGCTGCAAAGCAAGCCGCGTGTACTTCATTGCGTTTTCGTCGTATTCGTATCCGACAACGATGGCCGGCACATCTTCAAACGTCCGCACCGATGCCCGCACCTGCTTTCCTAAGTATATGTCGAGAGGCTTTGTCGGGTCTGCATGGTAGGCCATTTTGGCCGTGCAGTTTATAACTCGTCGCGGTTCTTGAAAGTAGTTTAGCCGACGGTTGCCGAAGTATTCCGCCGAAGCTACAGAGGCGTACATATACCGGATGTCTGCGTACGCGTTCGCGGGCTTGACCGGCTGCCAGTATTTTATTCCGTTATGCTTCTCGACGAGATCAGGGGTGACGTCAGCCGATAATATGGCCGCCGTGTTCTCTGCTTGTTTGTAAAGTAAATCATACCCGATGACGAGTTTTGAATCGTCAAACTTAGGCTCAATCGGCGGGCATAGCTCATCGGCTGAAAGCTCATCCGTGATTGTCTGTCTGTCCCATTCGAGACCGCGCCGCAAGGTATAGTAACCGTCATTCTTTTGGGTAAGAACGAGGTCGCACATTTCGAGGATCTGCGCGATGTATTCGCGAAGGTTTACGCCGTCTTGCTCCATGACGTTTATGATAATCTCATAACCGCCGATGGTGTCCGACGCGTGGAGTATGTCGAAAGTCCCGTCAATGAGTATGCCGGGGATTGCAGTTGTCAGCGCATCCTTAAGCGCCTTTGGGCCTGTGGTTGTCTTTGGTACAGCTACCGTTACCGACGTATTGTCAGCGATAGCCGTTGCAAGCGGTCGGTCAATGTCGATAGATGTAGTGGCGCCGCTCGACGGGGTGACGCCGACGACCATATACGAAGGCACCTTCGACCCTCCGAACCAAACCACTGAACCGACCGGGATAGATAACGACCCGCCATCGACGTCGATTGTCGTGGCGTCCTTTGCCGTGGCGCCGTCAGTCAGATAGTCGGCATAGGTCGTGGTGTCGGATGCCTCTACCGGCCATTCAAGAAAGATCGCCAAAGGTTCTGCGGCATAGATTATGCACTCTTGCGTGTCGGTCTCTTCTACATTCTGAATCGTGCCGCGAAATACCACTACCCCTGAATCATCAGTCTGGACGACGGTGCGCCCGCGAAAGTTGACGAGGTTAAAATACCCGTCAGCCGCGAAGGGGTTGAAATAGTCGTCATAATCCCGAAGTTGGAAAGTCTTAGCTTTCGTCAGCATCCCGAAGACATCGGTAATGTCCGCGCTGACTACCGTGTCAGGGTTCATCCACCTTTCGGTGACGTCGAGACCGTCGACAAGTAAAATCACTGTGAAGCTTTCCTCACAAATCGGACAGAGAATCCCTTGCGCCACTCTTCGCGCTCGAAAGCCTGATTGTCAATGCGGGCGAGGTTCAGTTTGCCCATGGCCGCGTATTGATATTCACCCGAACCCTCGGGATAGTTTGCAGAAATCACGTCATTGTCAGACACGCCATCTTCAAGCGGCCTGTCGAGAATCAGTTTCGTGGCCGCTGTCTTGTTCGGCGAGGCGCGCATGATAAAGTATTTCTTGCCCGCGATGGTCAGCCATTCGCCATCGAAAACCGCCGTTGCGTCCACCGTCAGAAACTCTACCCCTGCCGATTGGTTGCCGTTGACCGTGACCGTAACCGCGTTGGCTGTCCAATCGGGGTTGACATTGATTTTCACGGTCTTATCTTTGATGAACCGCATGTAGTTAAAAACCGCGCGCTCGTTTATCCGCGAGCTTGGGAAGTTCAAAACAACCGCCTCTTTCAGCCGGTCGATATTACCATAGACGGAAATCTCTCCGCTGTCGCCTTGCTGCTCGCTCACGACCTCTTCGAGCTCATGGGTAATGAACCCGACATAGATTTCAGCCGACTTGGAAAAGTAGAAGCTGATAGCCGACTCGACATAAGACCACGCCCCGATGTCTCGCGCTCTGCCACCTGAGTTAAAATAGATCGCCGACCGCCCCGCCGCAAGCGAGTTTCTGGCGTACCCGTTCGTCTGAAACTGCAGGGCGTAATCTGTAGTGTCGACGAATTTCGGGTCATTATGAGTAACGTCCGCGCCGAATAGTACGTTTTCAGAAAGCCCCTGCGTGTTCGACCTACCGCCGACCGTTACCGCGTAATTGGCGATGATTCCGCCCACTGCTAAAACGTCACGGATTCTTTCATACCCTGTCTGTGAGGCGTTGTAAATGTACCACGTACCGCCAACCGTGTCGAGGTTGAAATCTACCGCATTCTGGCTTGCCGGTGTGCATGTCGTGTGTCGGTCGCCGATGTACAGCGTAGCCCGTGACGTCGCCGCGTTGTTTGAAATATGGCTGTCATAGTTCACTCGGCAATTGTCAAGAGAAAGCGCCGCCGTGGTGCCGGGGTTCAATGTACAATTATAGGCTGTGACGGTGCCGCTATATTGCGCCTCATTTATAGAGAACCCGGCTATACTTGCGCTAATTGTCGTCGCGGGCTGATTTGACACCCCTATTTTTTCGGCACCCACGGCTATAAAATATCCATATCGACTTGCGCATTTCCTTATGTCAGAGCTGCCAAAGCTCGGGGTACCCGATTGTGTCCATGTATTGCCATTGGATGAATATGCAATCTTTCCTGAAGTCCCAACTGCTAAAAACTTTGCAAACTGATTTGAATATGAAACTCCAAGTACTGTATCTGAGCCGAAACTTGGCGTGGCCGATTGAGTCCATGACACCCCATTTGACGAGTATGCTATCTTTCCGGAATCGCCAACTGCAACAATTAGCGACCCATTTTCTGAAATATCATATATTGATGTACTGCCAAAAGAAGAGGTGCGAGATGTCCATATCAACCCGTCCGGGCTTGTATAGATAATACCAGAAACTCCGCAAAGGATAAACCCTCCAAATACATTACTCCATTTTACCGAAAGAATAATTGTTTGACCTATAAAACCACTTTCTCCTTCATAACCAGTGACCGTGGCCCATGACACACCATCAACTGACGAAAATATCATTCCTTTATCGCCAACCGCAATAAGTTTGCCTAAACTTTGTGAGTATGCTACGCTATAAAACTGACGGCCACCTGCATCCGGGATAGTAACTGTAGTCCATGACACCCCCGTCTCTGAATATGATATTCCGCCATCGCCACCGGTTGCTATGAATAACGAAAGCTCGGGAACATAGATAACGCATGAAAGAACGCTAGATGCTGGCAGCGTACTTGACGCCGTCCAAGTTGTCCCGTTGTTATCTGAATACCCCGCCTTGCCTGAACCACCAACAGCCACCCATCTCTTAAGCTTTTCGGAAAAGCATACTGAAGCAATAATCGATGCGCCGCTGAATGCGGTTGTCCCTGATTGTGTGAATACATCGAGCCCAGATGTGCTTGCGCCAATAGTCCCGCTAACCCCGCGCTTCATCTCTGTGGGCTTTGTGATGTTTGTAGACAATGCCGCGCCGTCATTGATGACCCGTATCTTTTTGGTAGACCCTGCCGCCGTGGCCGCGCTCGCGTAGGTCAGTTTTGCAAGTAGCTCCGTGCTGCCGTCGTTTGAATCATTACCTGATGCTGTGTCAAGGTATACGATATTTGAATCTGCATAGCCGGGGATATATTTTCTCGTATCGCCCGTGTGCGCGCCCGGCTGCTCGTCGAGAGTCAGCGTGGACGTCCGTTTACGGTCGTATGCAATCAGCATTTTTTTTTCGTTCATATTCTCCGCCTGTCTACTGACGCCATACGGTTGGCAAGATCAATGTCTGTGAACCTGCCCGCCGTGGTCGCCTTACCGTCCATGACCGCCACGAGCTCGAGCGCCGCTTCTAATATATCGTTCAAGATCACGTTGGCCTCTGCACCCTGCATTACCTGCCGTTCGAGAGCATCCGCCATTCTCTCTTGAAGTGTCCGCGCGCGTCCCATGGTCAAGGTCGCCGTGCCGATCTCTGCCGGTGCTGAAAAGTTTCTGAGCCCCGCTGAAATAGACATGGCCGAAGGTGTGGTGATGATCTGGCCGAGCGACTGAATAAACCCTCGCCCCACGTCGATGAATGACCGCTCACGGTCTGGGCGAAGTTCTAAAACCTTGGCGGTGTTCTCCGCTGTCTTTCCGGTGTTGTCCTTGATTGATTTCTGGTTTGCGAGGGATTGTTCAAGTGTCGAAAGCAGGTTCTCTGCAATGGATGTATCGGCGTTGATCTCTGAAGCGATGGTATTGACCCCGCCAAGAGAGGCGGAGAAAGCCCCCGGCGCGAGTGTAGAATTGATATTACTGATTGCCGCCAAGCCGCGCTGTGCTCGGGCGGGGTCTGCCCAGGCATAGCTGAGGTCTTGAATCGCTGAGGCGATTTGCCTTTTCAGGTCTTCTCGCCGTGCTGCGTAGGCGTCGAGCTGTTGGATAAATACGTCTGGTATTTTGCCACGATACCCGTAAAGCGCCGCCACTTGCGCATCGCCTACTGCCGGTGTGCCTAAGTTATTGTCGATTGACGAGAACCCGGCCACAAATTGCTGAATAGCAAGAGACTGCGCCCCGCGCTCAGACAGAAACCCTATCAAACCTTCAGGGCTTGACTGAACATTGCCGAACAATTGCCCGCCAGCAATAGTGCCTGACTCTGAGGTCAGCGTTCCTTGAATTGCTGCCTGACGACGGGCGAGGCGCTGCGTCTCTATGGTGTTTGCGTTGCCACCGGATAGCGTTGCTTGCTGTGATTCGATGTCGATCAGGCGTAATTGCCGCTGAAGATTCTCAAATGGGAGCTTGGCTTGCGCCTCTTGTAGGGCGAGCATTGACCTTTGGTAGTTTGCCTGAAGTTCAAGGATTTTCTTAGCTTCCTCGTCCCTCCGCGCTTGCTCTGCCGCCTCTCTTGCCCTTTCCTCGTCAGACTTGCCAAACAGTCCGGATAGTGTAGAGACAATGCCACCGACCGCTCCGACCGCCGAGCCGAGAGGGCCAAGCGCACCGAGCGCCGGGGCAAACTGTTTGAACTGTGAAAGGCCGCCGAGTGTCCCCCCAAGGCCACCGAGAGCACCGCCGGCGTCTTTGGCTTTCAGTATCTGGCTTAAGCCGGTTGTGGTTGCGTTGGCTGCTTGCAGGGTTTGCGCGAAGCTTTCGAGATCGGCTTGTCTTTGTTTTAACTGTTCAGCTTCATCAATTTCTGCGAGACGATCCGCATTGTCTTCTTTTAACGCCTGTATTTCCCACTCGTTATCCTTGGCCTGTTTTAACTCGGCCTCTAATAGCTCATAGCTCAGCTTGCGAGCCTGATCTGCCTCTGCCTTTATCGCCTCTCTTTTAGCCTCGCGGGTGTCCTCAATGTATGCAGCCAGCCCAGAGCGTAGCGAAGACATCTCGTATTCTGTGGCTTGGCGAAACTCCTCTCGCGCCATAGAAATTCGTCGGTCGCGCTCATCTTCGTCAATCTTCCCTCTGCGGAATTGCTGCTCGGCTTTCGCTATCGTATAATCAAGGTCTTTCTGGATTGTCTTTAGTCTAAGAGCAGAATCAAGGAATCTGGCCTCATTACCTTGCTGCGCGGTAACTTGCGCCACTACTTGGTCTGTTTTTTTAGCGTCTGTTTTATCGATGTCGGATATACGTTTTGCTATCGCTCTAACTTCGGCTGCCGCCTTTTCCTTGTCTCTTTCGGTTATTAAAAGGGCTCGCTCCATTTGGGCCAAATTCGCGCCGCTGCCAGCGAAAGCCGCAGGGTTTGCCCGCATTTGCTCCACTTGACGCCGCTGTGCCTGTGAACCAGCTTCAAGCGCTGTAAATCTTTGTATCGCGAGGTTTTGCTTATCTGTCAAGTCCGCCTGAGCATTAAGGCGGGTTTTACTTTGCATCTCTTCTACAATTTGCACCCATGACTTACCGGATGCAACGAGCTTATCATAATCTAAGCCAAGCTTTTTAGCTCTGTCACTTAGCTGCTCTTTTAATGATATTAGTTTTAACTCTTCATCAGCGGTTCGCTTATTTATAGATGAGAGCTTGTTCATCTCCTCGCCGAGCCCTTTAAGCTCGTCTCTCTGCCTTTGATAAAGGAGAACTATCCTCTCTTCGTTCTTGCCACCGAATGTGTCAGCAATCGCGACAGCAAGAACCTTGAACCCCATCAAGATATTATTAAGCAGCGTACCAACTGCAAGTTTTACGCTATTCCATACGCCGATTCCCTTCTTGCCAAGATTCTCAAAGTCCTCGTTTACTTCTTGAGCGGCTTTTGATACGCCGCCCATTTCCTCTTGCATCTCTTCGGCGTACTTCATCGAATCTTTGAAAAAGCCGACGACCTTATCTAAAGCAAAAGCCCCCGCAATGGCCCCGCCGATCTTGCCAAATATGCCCGCCATTGACGAGCCGCTTGATTCTGCTTTGCCCTCTACATCGTGGAGGGTCTTGTCGACGTTATCCTTGAATGTCTTATCAAAGCCTTTACCGGCTTGCTTGCCCATGTTTTCACCGGCATTTTTCCCGGCCTTAGCTGCGTCGGCTTCGACTTGCGCAAGCTTCTTCTTGACGTCCGCAAGATCGGCCTGAAGCTTTAAGACTAATTCGTCAACTATCATGCTCGGTACGCGTTCCTTAACACCTTGCCCATTGATATCGGTGGGGGTGCTGTAAGTTTGATTTCCTCTGCCTCTGTATTCGTGAGCTTTTTCATGTCCTCGGTAAGCTCTTTCAGGATGTCTTCAGGGTCGTGCTGTATGCGCCACATTTTGATAAAGCGCATGGTCTCTTTGCGCCCGATTTCCTTAGCCGTTTTCTCTGCCTCTTTTGACGTCGTGCCGAGGGCGATCTCATGAGGCAATTTACCGCCAAGGTAGGCCGCAATCCATGAAGTCAGATTAATCAGCCATTCGGGGTCATACTCTTCCTTACTCTTGCCTTGCTGAAACCCCGCAGCCAAAAGCATCTTGTCCACACGGCGGAGGTCACGCTTGAAAACAAGCATTGAACTCCACTTTGTGCACAAAGCGCGGACGATTTTTTTCAAGTGAAACACCGCCTCGGATTCGGTTTTTGCCGATTCCGCCGCGAGTTTCGCCGCATCACAGACCCCCATATCATGGAGCGTGATGCGGTCTTTTATTGTAAATCGTCCGACCTTCATTACGTGGTTGTTGTAACTACGCAGTTAGGTGATGCAGTCGCACCGATCGTGGCCGTCACGTTTGAGCTGCCATCGGCAACCCATGTGATAATGCCTTTCGTCTCGCTCGCGTTCGAGTTCCCTACAGTGAGGTCGCCCGTCGAAGAGCTTGCCCATGTCGCGCGACGGCGAACAGGGATAACATAGACATTTTCCAGAAGGTCGCACGCAGTTGTATCCGCATGCGTCGCCTGAACGCTGCCAAACATACCACGGTTTACGGTCACTGTCACTTCAGTACCAGAAACGATTGTAACCGCAGTGATGCGGAAAATCTCGCTTTGGCAGCGGAAGTAAGAACCGACAACCCATGTCGATGAATCGGCGATATTGCTCACGTTGAACGTCAATTCAACCGCGTCGACGTTGCCAGCCTCATTGATCGTTGCGGAGTCAGTTACGACGTCGTAATACGCCGCGTGTGCGTATAACTGGACGACTTGGCTACTCTTAAGCGTGATCGCTGAAAGGTGACGGTGAGGCGTGCGAGACTTGTATTCAGTTGTGATGAATACGTGCTTCGGGTCGGCCTCGGAAATTGTCGAGTTACCGAAAATCCCGTATGTCAGGTCGAGTCCCGCTTCTTCGTCTGGCAGAATCTTGAACGGGATCACAATTGACTGTGCGTTATCACGACGGCCGCCGTATGTTACCTGCGAGAGGTCTGGAATTGCCAGCCAATAAGTGATATCGTTGTCTGTGTCGTCGAGGTCTACACCTGTGGGGTGCAGTCTCAATTCGCCTGCATCGTTGAACAAGTCGACCGACCGCGAGCCTAAGCCATACGCTAAATCAGCACCGCTGACAATCGGGTAAACCTGATCGCCTGCAATTGTACCAAATACGTTTGGATAGTCTGTTTGGTAAATCTCAACCTGAACCGTTGGCGCGGCTCCGCTTTTGTTCATGGCGACGATGCCGATAAATTGCGCGGCGTCATCGACCATTCGATAGGTAATTCCCGGCGAAGTGCTTGTGGCGTCTTTCTTCAGATACCCTAAGTGAGTACCTTTGAAATAAACGTCATATTCGCGGAATGCTATCTGTGTTTTATCTAAACCCATTATATGCTCCTATGTTCTGACTGTGTATTCTACAAGCTGGTCGGCCATCCATAAATTGCCGTACTTGCTCGCGAATCCTTGAAACCCACCCACAGCCCGCCACCGCATGAAGGTCAATGCCCCTATCGTGGTCTGAGTCTTAGCGTTATGTAATATATTCCCGTTGTCCCCGCAGATTATTAGCCACCATGTTTTAAGCTGATCGAGCGCCGCGCGGTCTGAATCGGCCACGCTCCACATCATGCAGCGGCCTTCTTTTACCTCGCCGTATGTCGCGCGGTGAATGTCTGTCTCTGGGGTATCATCGACCTTTATCAGCACATTGCGAAAGCCCTGCTGTGACACCTTGTCTTGCTGCTCGTTCGCCCCCAGACCCTGCCCGTAAGAGACTTCAACTAAAAGCGTCGGTTGTGCCGCATTAAACGCCGTGGCGATATCGTCTATAATAGTGGTATATGTCTCCGCGCTCATGCTGCCCTCAATGCGTTGGCGTATGTAACCCATGCCCTGTGCTGCACTTCTTTGTCATTAAGGACAATATCAAACCATCGGGCACCATTAGGAAATTTTGTCAAAGTACCCTCGCTATCTGCCTGCGCATATGCAATAGGGTATCTTTTCTCGTCGACTAATCCTGAAGCCCTTTCTCGTGCGTCGCCATGCAATAAATCAAGAAGTCGCGCCATCGCGCCATTCTTAAAGTTATGCTGCTTAGCCACAAAGTATTGATAGGCGGCATAGTTTTGAGATTTGCCTGAGCCCCCATATCCAATTTCTACACCATCAGGGCCAGCCGTAACTCGCCTTGAACCTTTAATGCTGTCAGGCCCGACGCCGACATTGATAGGGATAAAAGGTTCAATCTCAGCGACTAAAACCCATGCCGCCGCCGTCAGCGCCTTTGCTTGAATCGCCTTTAGTTTGTTCAGGATTCTGTCCTTATCCATTGGCGCCCTTTATGAATCCTTGGGATGTGATTCTGTATTTATTAATCTTAGTCATTCTACCGCCGATATTTTCAACGGTGAAAATCTGCTGAATTTGGCCATCTTCGCCGATTACATACGCGCCATCACGGATACTTTCGGTAGTTGTGAACATGCCGTTGTATGTGAGCGATGCCCCCTGCTTACCCGGACCAACCATTTGGCCAACCCTCTCGGTAATTACACTAATCGGCGCCGCCTTGATGTACTTGCCCGATGTCTGGTTATATGTCGCGCGATACCATCTCATGCGGCCACCTCTATCGAATCGTCGATAAACGCTTGTGCATCTTTTTTAGCAAAAAACTGTATCGGGTATGGTGTCACAACGTGGCGGCAGTTGAACTTAAAAATATGGCTGCCTTTATCCGCCCTCACCTCGGCCAATGTCTTTAGCTGTAAAGCTTCGGGGTATTGCTTCGCAAGGATGTTTCGCGCCTCGTCTGAAAAGGCAATAACTTTGCCCTCCCAAATCCGGCAAGAGTCAGACGCCCCGTGTTTCGATATGATGCCTGTATAAATTCCGCCTTGCGCCGCGTCCATTTCTGTGGTTGCGAGGTGGATGTCGGTTGCGGTAGTATTTGCCCGCCCGTCCAAGTATGTATTCAGTGGGTAGTTTTTGCCATCGCGGTATTTTACCGTTTCGCGTGAGCCATACTTGTCTTGCAGTTCTGACCATGCTTTTTGTAAGTCCTCCGCGCCTGTGGTTCGCTTAGTGATCGACTCAATTTTAAGCTGAGTAATTCCGATATTCGCCGCGAGGGCCTGAGTCGCGCCCTCTGAGGCCATGCGCTTTAATTCGAGCGCCCTTTGATACAACCCCGCTTCGAGATCGGTCATAAAACCCTCGATATTCCGCACGATCTGACCGCGCAAAGATTCAATCAATCGGGCTGAAATCTCGCGAGACATGAAGACCTGACCGCGCTCTAAGTACTCTTGGAGGCTCCGCATAAAAGCCTCATGCGCCTGAATGGCTATTTGCTCCATGGTTTCGCCGGCGAACATTTTAACGACCGGCTTTTTCAATGCCTCTGAATACTTTTTAAGCATCGCTCGCACTTCTTGCGGCGCCGCCGTAAGGTTCCATTCTGCATCGTCGATAATCTTATAACGACGTGAAATCTCGCTCACCGCGCGAAGCATGGCGTCTTTTTCTTGCCGGATTGCAAAGTCTGATTTCTTACCGGCCATAATACGGGATGCTCCTGTTAGGATAAAGAGACTCATTGGCCTCGATCACTTGCCAATTTTCGCGGATACACTTGTCGACATAGAACTTAGCATCTGCGTCAAGCGTCGGCCCTGCCGGGTTTTGAATGACAATATCGCCGTCGTCAAATTGCGTCTGTGTGATTTCCTTCACGACGTTTGACCTGTCTCGCATATCGAGCACCTTAGAAAGGTGAATCGCCTGTAAGATTGCCGCCTTGTTCAGGTCGGCGTTAGTTGACAGCCAAAGGGTGCTGTCTGGGTTGATTTGTTGATGATACCGAACGATGTCTTTTGTGGCTTTGACCGCGCATCGTGTCTGCTCGTCGGTCGCCCTTGAAGTTGTAAAAGTAATGGCGTCATTGTCTGCCACTGATTCTGCCAAGCCGGGGTAGAATGTAAGCTCAACCGTACCGCTTGAAAACTGTGACCCGATAACCGTATACACGGTGTTCGTCGAATCCGTCCCGATTGTGAATTTGTCGCCCTGTGAAATAGGGTTCACAGAATCCGTGAACCCGTCAACGGCCATTGACCTACTGCCAGCCGCATAACCTGCCGCGAGGTTTACAGCCCCGGTAAGGTCGATACTGGCCAAAGAAAACCAACTACGCTCGCCGTTAGCGGTTGCGTAAGTGGTGATCTCTGAGACTGTGCAGTAGGTTTCTTCCATTACACCGCCGCGATAGTCACCACGTTCTTACCAATGACATGCCACTTAAGGTTGATCGCGATCAGGTCGAGCGAAGAACCAACAAACGCCCCGAAGGTCGCTGTGTCCTTTGCCCCGCCTGTGACGCCATCGTCCAGAAGGTTAGTCGCAGTAATTACGTGAGCATACGCAGATTGACACAGGACTAAAAGCCTGTACCCTTCCTGCGCTGCCGTAGGCGCCGCGAGAGTATAAGCTCCAGCGCTGCCTTTTGTCAGTTTGGCTATATTGTAAGGGTTAGCAAACGATATAGCGCCATCACTCGCGTAAGTGGTGATCGTTGGGTTCTGTATTGCGCGAACCTTCGTAGCGAGCCCGGCGGCTTGCGCTGGTACGCTTACCGCCTCAATCGCTGAAAGCTCTGCTGAGCTTAGCTCTGCCATACGTTACCCGATAAGCACAGCGATGTGCTCAGATTGTACGGCTTTCCAGCCCCATGCGAGCGCAACTTCGATATGAACTTGGCGGTATTGTTTCCACAAAGTAATCTCGAAAGTCAGGCCGGTTGCGGGGTCGGTCATATACATCCGGTCGTCGGCGTTGTCGCCTTCGATTGGCGCGAGAGGCGCCCGTGCAATGAGCTTTAACGCGTTGCGCTGAAACGCGACGTTCGGGGTATACGTGCCGCCGATTGTCATCTCAGTCGTATCAGCAATGGTCATGCGTACACCTGGATTACCGATGACGATATCGCCAGTGGTCGCAGTGAGACCTGTATTGACCATATACTTGTTGTTTGTATCGGTCGCAAAGGTCACAACGTCGCCGGCTTTTATGCCTGTTACGTTAACCGTACCGCCGTCGAGCGTAAGTGTGGTTTGACCCGTTACCTCGCCTGAACCGTTGTTGATGTCGTAACCGGTACCAGCGCCCGCCGTGTGAGTAGTGATCTGGCCAGAGGTGAACATGTTAAACCCATGCACCGGCAACAGAGTACCATTGCGCAGGGTCTGATCTGAACCCGCGTAGGATACTACCCCAAGGTTAGCGAGAACGCGCATTTTTGCAGCCGCAGCGGTATTGATAACCATTGCACGGTCTGAAATCGGCGCCCCGTTATCGTCGAGAATTCGCGCCATTTCTGAAGCGTCCACAAGAGACGAGCCGAAAGGCGTAGTGCCTGCCGTACCATACGCACGTGATGCGCTTTGATACGCCGCAGCCCAACCGTCTGCCTCGATCTCATTTGTCAGTGCGCGGAAAGCCTGAGCAAAACGCTGCGTCTGGATTGTACCATAAACGCCGCCGATGCTTCGCTGTTCTTCGCCTGTCCACATAATAGGCACCATCTTTGACTTACTGATTGTCGCATCAGTGTAAGTCATTGTCTGGCCACCAGAGTCGGGAGCGTATGCCCCTGCCGTGATGCTTACCGTCGACGCGGTGGGCGCGATAGGTGTGCGGATAGTTTGACCTACCGCCGCCTGTTCTGCCGAAGCGTCCATTGTTGAAGCAGGAATAAATCCTGTCAACTCACGAGATACGATCTGCCACGCGGTGTAGGCGTTGTTAATCAATCCCGTCAGTGTGTTTGCACTTGCCATTTTTTGTCCTTATACAACCTTGCCGCCGTCCGTGATAAACGCCATGCGTTCAGTCGGTCCTAATGCGTCAAAGTCGGCTCGTGATTTTTGCTTTGCTCCCATGCTGGAATTTCCACCTGTGGAGCCGCCACCGGGTGAAAGTGTATTTTGCAGCAGGAACTTGTTGTCGTCGCGTGCAATCCATTTTGCGTGCGCCTCTGAAAGCAAAAGCTCTTGCCCATCATAGTCGGCCATGGTGAAGTACTCCCCATTTTTTTCGACTAATCGCGGGTTACATTCGGCCTTAAAAAGTGTCGCTGCCTTGTTAATGTCAACGATACCTTTAACCTTGCCGAACTCTGAATAAAGCGCATTGCTCACCCGCTCTGAAAAAAGGCTGTTGCGATACCTTTCGGCCTCGTCTTTCGCCCGCTTCAGGTCGGCGGCTACGCGCTCCGCTTCCTTGCTCGCTTTCTGTTGCGCTGTGAGACCAGTAGTTTCAAGCTCGTTTAGACGCTCTTTAAGAACGTCGTATTCACTCGCTTTCGCTTCGATCTCCGCATATCTTTCTTGCATTTTGGTTTTAGCGTCCATTTTCGACTTCTCGATAGTGGCCTCTAAAAGCCCTTGAAAATCCACGTCGCCGCGTTCCGTTTTAAGAATCTTTGGCAGTGTTATTGTTTTGTGTGTTTTCGGGTGTTTATACTCGAAAAGCTCCACGGCCGGTTCTTCAACCGTTGTTGGTTCATTCATTATGTCGTTACCTCTGGTGAGTTATTCGCCCCTGCGGGCGCACTATTCGGAGGCACTAAAGGCGACATCTGAGGTTCGCGCTTCCATTCCCCGTCGGAAATCTTTTTCGCGTCCTCGTCTGGGAATACGATCTTGGCGATCTTTTCAAGAGCAAGACGAGACATGTCAGGCTGCGCCATATCGTACACTGCCTTTAATCTCTCAAACTCAGCCGCGACGTCGGCCGGCTGGTAGTTCTTGCTGTACTCGACTTCTACCTCAATTTTCTCCCGTTGCCACAAGGCGGCCATGCGATAGATAAACTTTTCGCATTCCTCCATTGCTTCTGAAATCCCTCTTAATAGTGCTTCGGTCTTTTGAAACTCTTTCCCCATCGCCGCGCCCGACTGTATGTAAGTCTTGTCGCGGTCTACGTCCATGCCGACTTTTGAAAATATCTGGAGCTTATAGAGGTTAAATGCTTGAATAAACGGCTCGACTTCCTCCAGTTTGGCGCCGTCGAAGTATGGCTGCTTGCTCATGTTCCCGTTAAACGTGGCCACCGGGCTGTCAGATAAGCCCTTCTTTTTCACAGCTTCGGGGATGTCTTCTTTGTTTAGGATGGGGTAGAACAGAGTCTTAAAAGTACCACTCGCCAGCATCTCGTCAAGGTAGGACATGATATTGTAGATCATCCGCGAAAGGATGCCGATATCCTCAAGGGGGCTGTCAGACACATGGTCGTCATCCGAGTCTCTGACATTGACAAAGTGAAAGGGCACTTCACCCAGACCGTGCGTGCCTTCCTTTGTCATAACGACGGTTTTCGTGCCGCTCTGCGCGTCGTCTTTTATCTCGAAGTCTTGATATTTCTGCTTAGTCCAAAGGCGATAGACCTTAACATCTTCAGCCTTTTTCAGTGGGTCGTTCTTTACCGTGTGCGAATCGTCAAGAAGCACCCATTCAAGTTTCATCTGGGAATCACAGGCAAAATCCCGGATATGCCACGGGAAATACATGCACGCATAAGGCTGTAACCCGGCGCTCAATCTGTCAGCTTCAGTCTGGTAGACGGTAGAATCAAACGCCGGCGAATCCACAAGAACGCCCATGGTCATCATGATCGCCTGAGGGCAAAGCGACATCATAAAGCTTGTCATGCCTTTACGCTTTGACGCCCGCTCGGTAATGATCTCTAAACTTGGCGGCACCTTGCTACGGTTAGGCGGTTCGCGGTAAACAAACCCCGTGAGCAAGTCGACGATAGGCTGGACGAAGTTTATGTACACCGACCGCTTTTGGCGCTTATTGTACGCCTCGGTGTATTCTCGTTCGTATTGCTCTAAGTGTGACGGTTTGGCGTTGATATAATCATATCCGCCTTTGTAAGAGTCCGACAACAGTTTATAGATGCTGTCTTTTGCAGCAAGCTTACTGTTGCGCCGGGAAGCTATGATTGAATATGGCGTGTCGCTCATTTCTCATGTTGGATACCTTCCCAGTTAACCGCGCATAATGTGCATGGTGTGCGCTGTCAAGTCAATTTGCAGAATAGAACTGAGGCTTTGCTGGTGCTGTCATGAAGTGCATGTACAAATACCGCACGGCGTCAAGTCCATGGTCATTTTCTTTGATCGGTTCATCCTTGCGAGAATTGTCTTTCCACTGGTAAGAATATAACTCATTTATAAGATTCACACACCGCCGATTGATTTTGATCTTAACCCTGTTCAGCCCGTCGTAAAATGCGTTAATCCCCGAGGCCACGTCTTTTATAGCCTTCGTTGTCCTGATCCCCGCCTGTTCTAAAATCGCCCGGTCGCCCGCGTCGTGGTCGGCTATCGTCTCTCTGAACTGTCGCCCGTTGTCCCGCTCGCGGATGATTCGCGCATGGTCGTTTATCGTGATGTTCGAGTGATACCACTCATCGTCGATGTAAAGCGTCTCATTGCCTATATCCCATGCCGCCCAATAGCACGCGAAAGGGTTCGTAAACCCGAAGTCAATCGTGCGATACCACACAAGACCCTTGATGTCTGGCAATTCATCGTAAACGTGTTTTTCCGGGTCGAAGTTATCGTACACGAGCCCGGAAAGCTGCCCGTACTCTCCCTCGAGGTATCTCAGCCGGTCGCGCGGTGACATGGATTCGAGACTCTCCATAAACCCTGCGGCGAGGTTCTCCCGATTGTCTGCCGGGTTCATCTTTAGCGTCCCGTACCACTCAGGATGCGCCAAGGGATTAAGCGTCACCGGGTCGAGGTTCAGCATGAACATAGTGTATGACCAATGCTTTACCGTTGGCGGGTTACAGTCAAAAATTATCATCGGCTTGACCGACTTCTTTGTCAGCCGATGCGGGGTTCGGTCGTTCAGCGATGAAATCAGAGGGGGGATTGATTGGTAGCTTATCTCTGAGCACTCGTTCGGATAGATCGTGGCGAACTCTTTACCTAACGCGTCGTCAATCTCGTTCGGCGCCAAGCCTCCAAGGAGTATTAGCGACCCGCCTTTGTACTCGGCAAGGTTCGGTTGCTTGAATATCCGGCAGATCCCAGCCGCTTGATCTTGCCTCAATATCGGCAGCATGGTTTCGAGCCATACCGACTGAGCCGCGTTCTTGAGGGTCTTTCTTGCGATTAACTGCTTACATCCGGGGTACTCTAAAGCCCTCTGCCGTATCTTGTGGGCTATGGTGAACGTCTTGCCTGAACGGCGCCCGCCTCTCAGTAGAATACGCGTCTTTACAGGGTCAGAGAGTAGCTTCGCCGCTTCCCTTTGCTTAGGGGTGAAGTTTACCGGCGTCAATCATGCCCGCCGTCTTCTTTGAACTCGGCAGGGTAGGTGATTTCTAAAGTCCCGGAGTGTTCAAGCGGTTGCTTGGCCTTCCCGTATCCACGCTCGAGCAATACCTCGGCTGCGCGGATACTCCCAGATGTTGCCAACTGCCTTAGCTTTTTCAATATTGCCTCAGCGGCTGTTGTGCCATCCTTTTCCTCACCGAGGACGTTGGCTAATAGCTCATCCAATTTTGGAAGCTTCTTGGGCCGTCCTTTTGGGTTCCCGCTTCGTCCGGGCTTGAATTGGTGTTTCACTGGCGGGGTCGGCATACCCTGTTAAGTCCCTGTTTTGTACGGCTTCCCGTTCTTTTTTACAGACAACGATGGGTCGAGCTTGAGCATCCGGTCGACTATGACTTGGCAGTAATGCGGGTCGATCTCGATGCCGTAAGCCTTGCGGCCTAACTGGTGGGCTGCGACCATAGTCGTCCCTGACCCGAAGTACCAATCGCATACGGTATCGCCTTCCTTGCTGTTGTTCAATAGAGCATTGGCCACAAGCTCCACAGGTTTCATGGTCGGGTGTTCTTTGGAGGATCGTGGCTTGTCTATCTCCCATACTGAGGTTCTATGCTGACCTTTGCCGTAATACGCGTGTTTCTTGCCCCATGTCAAAAGGATTGGCTCGTGCTGGTAATCATAGTCAAGCCTGCCCATAGAGAAGGTGGGTGCATTTTTTTTCCAGACAAGGTTGTGGCGTATCGGGAGGCCTGCCTCCTTCATCATCATCATCATCATCCCAAGGTCGCCGCCCTGCGGCGCCGTGACAAATACCGTGCAATCGTCAGCCATGATTGACCGGAGGTTGATGAATGCGGGCAGCAATACCTGTTTCAAATCATCGGGCTTCATCGCGTCGTCTTTGATGTCTTTTAGATTCCTTCCAGCCTTCTGGAAGGAATTAAGCATCCGGTTCTTTGCCCCGATTGCCACACCATAAGGCGGGTCAGTAAATACCATGTCAGCCTTGGTCCCGTTCATTAGCTTGGTGACATCCTCAATCTCGGCACTGTTGCCACAAAGCAACCTGTGCGCCCCAATCTCTATCAGGTCGCCATTTTTAATGTCTGTGGGAAGTTCTTCTGGTATCTCGTAATCGTCCTCTTTGGCGTCGTTTACATTGGCAAAGCCAGGGATATCAAGACCCCACTCTTCGAGCTTCTCGACCTCCCATTCGTTGGCCAGCACGTCCCAATCCCACTCACCAAAGCCCACGTTGTCCTTGATGATGAATTCTTTGACCTGCGCAGGGGTCAGCGACTCGGCCCGCATTACCGGGATCTTTGTCAACCCCGCCTCTTTAGCCGCAGCGAGGCGCATATTCCCACCAATAACAACGCCTTTCTTGTCAACCACGAGAGGCCGCAGCTCAAGCATTTGCGGGAATTCCTTAATCGACTTAACAAGCTGCGAGTGCTTGACAGCCTTAATTGTTCGCGGATTTGATGGGTTCGCTTTTATCTCGGCGATGTCTAAATATTCAATCTTTGTCATGCGTGCCTCTTTCTCTTATGGCTTGGCTTCATCTGTTCACAAGCTCCACTAAACATGCAGAAACAAATATGCGTTTTCACCTTGCCTCAAAATACCGAAACGCCCGCCCGTCTCCCGTGTACGGCTTCTCAACAAATCCCAATTCAGCCGCCACGCGGTGCGCGATCTGTAAAGCCATACCCTTTTCATCGACAAACGAAATAAACCGTTTATCTGTGAAGTGTATTTTTATTTCGTGGTGCATGTAGAATTCTTTGACGCTAACCCCTATGGCTGGCAGACTCGCCTTGTTGATCTTTTCAATAACCTTGGCAACTTCGCGCTTTACGTCAACTACCCGCATTTATTCCCAACTTTGGCAAGTGCTTGATTTATAGTACAGCTTGCACTTGACCGAATACCCCGCGCCGGGACATGTCCCGCTTTGCCAAACCGTGTATGGCGTGCCGGCGGGATCCATTGCGTCACACGTCGCCTTTGTTGTCTCTCCATAGCAGTATGAAATCCACCCCGATGAATAATAGGAATACGTGCAGGCGCCTTTCTCAGGCTCGGGCTTTGGCTCGCTCGCGTTCGCGCATCCTATGAGCCACGCAAGACAGATTATTTTAACCATATCACGCCCCCTATTGCCAAACCTTCAAGGATGCAGACCGCGACAAGACTCCACAAGATCGCCCGTAGGATGTATACCGTCTTTTTCTGAGACTTTATCAATATGCTCTGCCTCTGAATCGCGCCCGTGTATCGGGTTAGCGCGTACTCAACCCGCTCTTTTTTTGTGCGGTCTTTCCATTGTTTGTAGCGTGTTTGGCTCATGCCCACCTCTGGTTTAGTTTTCTGCGGAGCTTGCGGCATTGATTAGACCATTCATGCGGTCTTGATAAAATGTAGACGCTCAAAAATTCTGTGCAAACCCGAATCTTACCTCTTGCCTCTACTAATGACACAGCGCGAGCGTATGTCTTTACAGCCGCTGTGTATGTCCACCCCGTTAAATTATCATCACCGGTCTCAGTGTTCAAGTAGACTATGCCGCTCATTTTTTAGGGGGCTTCGGGTACGGTTTCGCTGGCATCTTTAATCTCTGCATAGTCTGGGCCTTTTACTTTGTGGGGTAATGTCTTTTTGAATATGCCTGCTTTTTGCTCGGGCGCCTTTCTTTCGCTCATGCCTGAGATACATTCAAGCAATTCTTCGATGTACTCTTTGAACGGCTCAGGGCAGGGCTTTTCGAGAATCTTTCTGTACTTTTGGATTATGTCTTGCATGGTTTACCTTGGGTCAGCTTTTCACGGCGTCAAGGATGTTTGAACCACCACTCGTGACCCATAGCACCTGAGACGATGGGATTTGTGTCCGCGAAGGAAAAACAGTCCACGTGCTCGCGTCGGTCAGCATCGGCCGCTCTACCGTATACGTCCGCTTACAGTAGAAGCACCGATGGCCTTTACCGAATGCGCCGCAGCCTTGGCATTGCTTTTCTGGGGCTTCATATTCTCTAGCCTCTGTTCTCGCTTGTGTAGCTTGCCGCTGGATATCGGCTATTCGTTTAGCTATCAATATATCATCCCTGCGGCGCATTTCCTCCCAGTCTATAACGGGTTCAGGCTCTCGGCTCAGAATCCGGCAAAGCAATCTGTAGACATAGAACACAAAGCCAAACACCGGCCCGACTACCGCAATCGTTACAAGCGCCGCCTCCACTACTCCTCCCAACTGAACTTACAATTTACTGGAGAATTTGACTCTACTACCATGTCACGGTAGGCTTCGGACTCTTTTTGATGCGCAAACCTTAAACGGATATTCCATTCAGCTATCGTAAAGCATTTAGCTAGCGACTTGTGCGCCTTAACGCTCTCCGCCTTCGCCTCTTGGAACCTCTGCTCAGGGGTCATATTCAATCCCCGTAAGTTCCTTGAACAGCGTCTTGTTAAAATTCGGGATGCTCTCCATCTCTTTCTTGTCAGCGGCTTTCAATCCGTTCCACCATTTCGCGTAGGCTTCTTTCATCGTGGTTGATTCAACCAAATACCCTGTCACCTTTGCCTTTGGATTATCGGCTTGCTCTTTTTCGTTCATCTCATTCCAGTATCGTACAGTCACGGGATTGACGGCCATCAAAACCGAGAACCAACGGAAACACGAGCACTCATTGAATGTCAATTCAGTCTGTACGTTGAATATTCGCATCTTTGGCTCGTCGGTATTCATAAAGCCGGTGTTCCTGTCGCCGGTGTTCCAGTGGCCGGTGTTACTGTCGCCGGTGTTACTGTGGCCGGTGTTCCTGTCGCCGGTGTTCCTGTGGCCGGTGTTCCTGTGGCCGGTGTTCCTGTCGCCGGTGTTCCTGTGGCCGGTGTTCCAGTGGCCGGTGTTACTGTGGCCGGTGTTCCTGTCGCCGGTGTTCCTGTCGCCGGTGTTACTGTGGCCGGTGTTACTGTGGCCGGTGTTCCAGTGGCCGGTGTTACTGTCGCCGGTGTTCCTGTGGCCGGTGTTCCTGTCGCCGTGATTGCACATCACCATTACCTCTTCCCACTTAATTTCGTGAGAAATGAAAATCAGAGACGTGCACGATTTATCGCCGCCATTTTCCTTAATAGTTTTCGTTTTATCAAAGTGCACAACTGCAACTTTATTTTCCGGGTTCCAATCGTAGTAATTAAAGCAATCAATCAGAGATTCGCAAAAGTGGAATCCTGAGTTACAGACAGTTAGCGGACCACTGTGCTCGAAAACTTCGCCGACTTTATACTGGAAATCTTTACACCTCCAGTCGTTTTTGAAAACCTTGTATCCGATTCCGATATTTGCTTGCGGTATTTGCAAGCCTGACTTTTTCTTAACCTTCTTCATTTTGACTCTCGCTCCCCTGTTTTATTTACTTGTCTCAGAGGCGACAAGCGAGAGTCGGGGGATTGCTCCCCGTCGTCTCAGGTGTAAACTGCACAATGCGCGTCAGTACGTCAAACTAAAATGGCGGTAAATCATCGTCGCTCATCGCCCCGCTGTCAAAACTTGCCGCGCCTGAATTGCCGCCGCCCTCTTGCTTGGCGTCGAGAAATTGGAAGGAATCGACGGCGATGTCAACCTTTGAAAATGTCTTGCCATCCTTTTCCCAAGACGACCAATGCAGACGCCCTTCAATGCAGACTTTTGAGCCTTTCTTCGTGTACTTGGCGAACGCCTCGCCTGACCTTCCCCAGATCGTGGCCTCGAAAAACCCCACCTCGTCCCGGCTCTCTCCTGTCTGCTTGTTGTAGATGTTTCTATTTGAAGCCAGAGAAAAACGGCAGAACTTCCCGCCGCTGTTTGTAGATTTTAGCTCGCTGTCACGGGTTAGGCGACCAATTAAGATTACGCGGTTTATGTCTGACGCCATTAGATTTTCACCCCGTAGAGTTTTGCAAGAAATTTTAGTTGTGCTTTTCTGGCTGCTGCGTTGGCTGCTGCGTAGGCGTGTTCTTCATTCATGGTTTAATCTCCTTGGCTTAAAAGCCACCATTCAAAAGGGCGCAAATCATCAGGAACATTGCGAAGCCATTCCGGGTCGTCTTGTAGCCTAAGTTTAGAAGTTTCTTGCTGCATTTCCAGTAGATTTTGTGCCATCGCCTCGCGTACTTCCTGAGGGATGGGGCGGCGCTCCATATATCGCTTTTTACCGTAAGGCATTAGCACATACACCGGCACCATTTCCAGCGCCTCGGCTAAGGTCGTGGGGTGGGTCATAAACTTACCTCTTTTGAAACTACTTTTTCAGGGTTGAGCACATGGCGAAAATCATCGAGTACCATGGCAACCAATACCGCGCGAAATTCCGGCAACATTTCGGAATAGTGTACGCAGTGGTTTGCGTGGTAAATTCGGTAACGCTCAGCGGGGATAGAAAGCCCGACAACCTTTGCGCACTGATCAATACTGCAAATACTGAAATAATCAGAGCCAAGCATTTTTTGCAAGCCGTGGGCAACCGCCATCGATTGCACTTCTTCAGGAACGATGCTCCCCTTTACGCCGTTTTTTGACAGAACGCCGTCGATGTCTGCGTAAAGATTGGCGATGTTGTTTTTTCGTCTAAGTTCAAGCCCGAACATTTACCCCTCCCCCTTAATCCCATAAATCTTCTCTGCTATTTCCTCGACACAGTTCTTTATTGTTATTAACCCCTTGCGCCGCGCCATGCGGATGTAGCTCCCCGACCGGCACATAAGCCGCGCCAGTTTATCCGTCCCGCCTGCCTTTGCCACCTCTTGTGCCAAGGCGTCGAGATAGTCAGCACGGAGAGCGGCGACCGCTTCGCGTTTGAGTTTTATGAAGGCTTTGAGTTCTTGTTTGTTCATGCAACCGGCCGCCGGATTTTTCTTGGCCTAAACCCTGAAGTGACGGGCATTCTTGAAACCTGATCTTTTAGCCACAGGCCAAAATTCCATTCTGTTTGTCTTGCCATCCGGTCGAAGATATAGACGGATTCATGGCCGTTTTCAAAAAGCGTTTGCCTCGCGTCTTGTGCGGCTCGAAAGCTTGACTCATGTCGCCACGCACTGCCGCTGTTTCCGCAGCATTTGCACCCGATTTCAAAACGTGTTGTGGTTGTTTTCATTCTTTTACCCTCCAAGCGGGGCGGCTTATGCCGCGACAAGGCAAGATTTCGCCAAGCGAATCGCCTCAGATTTAGCGGCTTGCGCTTCTGAAAAGTCTTTAATCATTATATAAAGTTCATACGCTACGAACATATCAGCGCATGATTTGTGCTTTTGCGCTGATATATAAAACTCGTCAGCTAAGTCGCGAATTGAATCTGATACAGATTGCGATTCAACGCCGTAAAGAATTTGTCTTTTTGTGTGATCTGCGACTCTATATGTTGCATCGTCAAGCGTCACGTATACAGAGCATGTACCCGCAATTTTGGCAAAAGCTGATTCACTCTGAGCGACTATGCTCTTGATTTTTTCGGCTCTTTTTGCTGTCATTGTTTTCATAAAGTCAATGTAAGCAATTCGAGACGGCTCGTCAAGTATTTGTGACGTTTTTTATCGTCGTTAATTGATAGCCCGTTATCATTTAGCGCCATTTTATACTGCCTCCGTGAATAAGTTACCGTGAATAGACTCTAACGCTTTTGTGCATGCGGGATTTATCCAGAGTGTTTCCGTCGCCAAAACTCCGCCAACATTTGAACTTTTCAGGGCTTGCCGATTTGATTTTGCCCATGTGAACAATTTTTCAGCATAAAGGTTGTTTTCGTACCCGCTGAGAACCACGAAACCTTTTAGTGACAACAACACTTCGCATAGCTGCTCGTGCTGCGCTGCCGTCATCTCGTGTTTATACGCGCCAAGTGTTTTAGGATTCCATCGTGTATCTGGAAAATACGGAGGGTCGACATAAAAAAGAGTCGTTGGCGAATCAATAGAGCGAATTAGTTCTATAGCATCACGGCTCTCTATTACGACGCCATTGAGACGCTTAGTGATTGCGAACAAATGTCTCGCGTAGTTTTTCCAGTCATGCGCCGGCGTCGTTCCTGATCGGTTACTGTTTGCCCGAAATCCAGTCTTGCCTCGTCTTGAAGTTATTGCAGCACTGTCAAAGCCGGAAAAACTCCTATAAATAAACTTCGCAGCCTGTTCTGCTAAAGCATCTGACTTCTCGTAAGTCTCATTAAAGAACTTACGAGAAAATGGGGTGCGACGAATTAAACGTATCAGCTCAGGGCCATTATCCCTCGCCGCCTTAAATACTGTCACGATGTTCTCGTCTAAGTCGTTGTATATCTCCGCATATGCTCTCGGCTTCTTTAGCAGTACAGAACCACCGCCGCCGTAGGGTTCGCAATATATTCGGTGCGCAGGGAAGTGTGAGATTATCCAATCAGCAAGCACAAACTTACCGCCGTGGTATCTGACCAGAGGCCGCTTTATCATTGTCTATCCCCTTTTGTAGAATCTCTAAATACTCAATCAGGCATGTCAGAATTATTTTTCGTCGCATTGTTTCCCCTCATTTTTTTATATTCTAAAATCACATTCTCAGCGCAGCGGAGACAATACCCCGAACGTGAGCTATGCCCGCAAGTTAATTTCGTCCGTGGCGCGTAGTGCTGCACTAAATCCGCGCGGTGATCCTTCCATGCTCGACGCTGATCTTTGTCACCTTTGAACGGTGGCACCTGAGCGCCGCGCAATGGATGATAGCCAATCATGCGGACAAGGAACCATGAATACCCAGCGCGAAAATCTTTCGGGCATAAAAGCTTAAACCGTTTCGCTTTGCGTTTATCAATCATAAAAAGACCCCTGTCGATCTGGCGCCTCGTAAAGCGCACTTGGTACGATTGCCCCTGATTTCACGTCGAGCCATGCTCTGAACTTCCCCGAACGTGTAGACCGTGAATGTTTTACGTGTATGGTCAATTCGGGTGACTTCTCGCCCGTCTCTGCATTTTCTTCGCGAATGAGGTTTACAACCATCCCGGCATCTTTCTCGTATTGCGTTGACTCTGACGTCACGCCTTGCTCATTTGTTTGACTCACTGCAATGTGCGCGACGTTGCTAACGCCTGTGGCTATGCTCATAATCTGAGAATTGTTTATCTGCTGCTGGCGGATGTCTCTTATCATCGGGTCGCCCGCTAAAATCTGCACATAGTCAGTTACCCAAGCTTGTGCAGGTTTGCCGAAAATGTTCTCCGCGAGTTTATGGCCGTAGACCGTCCGTCGTGCCGTCCATCCCGCTGTATATAGCACGAAAATCTTATCCGCATAACGTCGGCGGAAATCGTGAAAAGATTCTTGATTCGGGCGCCACTTCAGGTCTTTACTCGCCATCATTGTCCGCGCGTCGATCTCTCCAAAAGAGTTTTTGAATTCTAAATACTGTTTTTGCATCCAAAGTAAAAGCCATATCTGAGAGGCGTACATCTCCCCCGATGCGATTGATATCTTAAACCCGGTATCAGCGAGGCTTAGGGCAATGGACAACGCGCCGCGAGTCTTCCCGGTTTTTTGTTTTGCGGCCAGCACCGTAAACTTTCCGCGTGGCATGATAATATCCCTCGGCAGATTCCAATTCGTTGGAAACATTACCCCAAAGTTAGGCGCAGATATTTCCGCCCATTCTGCCTCTGGGTCTGGCATTACGGGCGCCGCGTCGGTCTTGATTTCCATGATATACGCTGCGGAGTTTTTCATCTTAAGCCAGTCTCTTTTCTCGTATGCCTTGGCAAGTTCTGAGACAGCTTTTTCAAGCCCTAAGTCCTCTTGCAAAAACTCTTTACCCTCCCTCACACGCGCTTCGTGCAGAAAGTCAGTCAGGCGGTTAATCTCTGCCTGAAGTTGAGCCGATGACTTAAAGTTTACTGCGCCGCTTTCCATTGACCTTCGATTTCATCCATGATTGTCTCTGCAATACTCGGCGCCATCGTGAGCACCTTTACAGGCCCTGTGGCGACCCTCGCGCATCTGTCCATCCAATCCCCCGCCTCCGGGTCAAGAAACGCCGTCAGAGCCAAACCAGCCCCCTTACGGGCGGCCTCAGCGACGCGCCCCCTCATCGCTCTTTCACAAAACTCTAAGCCGTGGAGTTCTACAGCTTTCAGCATAAGCATTCTCGTATTGCTGGAAATAGTCGATTCCTTAACTCCTGATTCTACCACTATTTTCAATAGCGATTGAATCTCTGAATTATAGGGGAATTCTTTTGTCGGTTTCTTAGCTCTTGTCTTTGATTGTTCAAAGGTATTAGGCATAAAAGGTTCGCTGCTGCTGCCATTGTCTTTACTTGTATAGTTCTTTGTATAGTTTGTGTTCTGCCTTGAAACACCCTCCGGTTCCGCCTCAGAACCCCCCGTGTTCTGCCTTGAAACACCCTCCGGTTCCTGTGGCTTCAAATGTTCAGTGCTCAAAAGGTCAAAATACAGGGCCCCGTCCCGTGTCTTCTTGCCGCTTGGGGCCATCAGATTTTTCTCTATTAGCCACCGCATACCCTTAGCAAGTTTGGAGTGTCCGACTTTATGGTGTCGCTTCCACTTCTTGCCTGAGAAGTAAGCCCGCTCGGTTTCGTTGTTTGCATACCTCGCAACCGCATTGTATATGCCTAAAGCCTCAAGCGGGGGCTCGGCGTCGTAGACTTCGTTATTTATGTAGTACCACCCCGGATTTCGGCGATCCCGGATTTTGATCTTAATATCCATGTGCTGTCTGCTCTCCCTGCTCTGTCATGTCGAACCGCCCGTAGGGTAATCAGTCCCAAATCTCTCGCGGTTCGCCTTTCGTATTTGCTCTTCTTGCTTATCCATACAGACATCGCAATGAGGCACGGAATATTCCTTGCCTGAGATTACGACAAACCTTTGCCAGCAATCAGGAGGCGTCGGGGTATTACAATCCCAACATTTATCCATAGGGTAAGGCTGCGGGAGCTCTAAATCGTATTCTACACCGCGAATCTTATCCCATAGATTATTGAAAAACAGTCTTAGTCTGCTCATGTCTCGCCGCCGTGTGGTTGACCTTTTGGAGACTCGTCGCCTTCAATGGTTTTCTTAAAATAGATTTTAGCTGCCGTGTGATAAATGATTATCCCCTCAGGCTTCATAAATCCGGACGCGCATTGTGATCCATTTTGGCGAAGCTCAAACAAAACATTCTCGACCGATTCAATCGTGAATAGCCCTTGAAAGAGAACCGGCACGATCTCACAGCAACGCGGGCGAGTCTCTGCATGTCGGTAGGTGTTGAATAACGCAAACCGCTTTACGCCATTCGTCAATCCATAACCACGCTGTATGCCTGAGCCGTACCACTCGCCGAAATGCTGGCCGGGGCCAAGGCGCATTAGCTCGTCTTTATTCTCATGCGCCCACCGCGAAAAACCAAAGTTGTCTTTCTCTGGCGTTATCCATCGGTTGCGCGAACCTGTCAAAAATGAACCGTCTTCGCCGATGCAAATTTGAGCGTTGGTTCCGTCGATCTTTTCTGTGATAACTACCTCGCGTGAAAGTCTGGCGATCTTGCCGAACCCTTGAAATTCTTTCTCCATGTTTCCTCCAAATAAAAAAGGCTTACTCAGACTTGGTTTTCACCGAAAATGCATTGAGCGGGCGCTCTAAAAGCAAATTCACCAAGGCTGAGTAAGCCATTCATTACGCCCGTTATGTCAAACCCGGTGAAAGGTCTGTCCGCCGTTTCCGGCTAGACTCAATATACTAAAATATCCGCCATCGTCAACCTAAAAACGGCAGAATGTCACGACTTGTTCTCTAGGCTCTCACTCCTTTGGAGGGCATAGATTGAAAAAATGCGCTGGCACCTTGACTCCCGAACCTGTCACAGCCGAGGATTGCATCGGGTTCCCTCGTTTAGCCAGCACATTAGCGAGATCCGGGATACTATCCCCGGTAGAAACTCCAGCACTTTCTCGCATTAGCGCAGGTGGGACTCGAACCCACGTCTCCGGATTATGAGCCCGGCGAATTACCAACTACTCTACCGCGCGATATAAAATGCGGGCACCCTGCATTATGAGGGCATAGACGGCGAAGCCGGATTTTTCTCCCGTAGGATACTTATCCCTCGCCACTTCATCTACAGCTTTCGCCGCTCGCTGTGCGTAAGGTAGGAGTCGAACCTACTCGCCCGAAGGCCACAGGGTTACAGTCTGCTGACCCGCCGCCGGATCATCTTACGCGTTTAAAAACTGCGGCCGAGGGCACCGCCCAATGGAGTCTCATGAAAAAGTTACGCATTAAATTTACATCTATTCACGCGGCGTCAAGTTCTTTCGATGGCAATATTAAATAGTTCTCATGCTCTCTGCCAGCATTCACGAACGCAGCCAAGCCATCTTGCACCATGAAAGCCGCGCTCATTTCCTCAACCGAGAATTCCTTTTGAGACCGTAAATGTCTATGCGTCTTACCGGCCACCGTTACTTCGTCGAACATGTCTAGCTCTGACTTTATATGGATATGTAAAGAATCCGTGTCCATGTCGAGAGCGGGGGCGAGTATGGCGTTTCTTAATCTGTACAAGGCGTGCGCTCGGTCGCTGCGCTTTGGTAGTATTTTGAGGACGCGGACAAGAAACCATTCCCCCAAGTTCGGCGCGGCCCATCGCAGCAGGGCTGTCTCAGACTCTCGGTCGAACACAGGCCATGGACCGCGCGGTGTTTCTTTGATTTGGACCAAAAAATCGTTCATAACTTCTTAAATTCTATGATCCATACAAATGGATTCGCTTCCCATGATTCAGCGCCGTTGATCGATTGCCAAAGCTTTTCGAATACCGCATACCCTGACGGGCCATCGTCGCCATGATCTTCACAGCCTTCAGCCCATGCGTCGCGCTCACTAATCTCCTGAAGCCTTTGGACTCTCACGCCTGTGATTTCCAGAGTGATGCGCGAGGCAACACGCGGCATATGGATTGACGGCCGCTTTTTATACTTCCAATAGCCAAGCGGAATAGGCTTTTCGTTCGTATCGGCGACATAGTCATACCGGTCGGCTTTGTCAAAATGCGTGAAGTGGTAAAAAGATTCTCTCACCCATAGCCGGTCGCTGGGTTGACCATACGGGCAATACTGCTCAAGTTCTACAGGAATTTCCGCTTCTGACATCCTGAAAATTGAGACGTTAGGCGCACAATAACAATACCCATCATGCCCCATCCATTGGGGTTGGTATTTAACTACCCGCCGCGTCTGCGTCTTGCTACCGTCTAGAATTGCGCGGATCATTGGCGCGCTAAATAATATTGGTCTTTCCTTCATTCTGCCTCCGAAAGTATTTGCAGCGCCTCGTCACGCCTCGAAATAATCTTACTACCATAGAGCTTGCTGCCTTCGATGAACAACCGGCGGAGTCTTTCGAATACGGCGGGGCGGAATTGCTCATGGACATTCTCCACCAACCAAATAAGACGCGCCATTGGCTTACGGTTTGCGGCTAATGGGGAACATTCTACAAGGTCAAGGCATGTTGCTGGATGGCCGCCGAGTCTCCATGAGTGATATTTACGGATGATCGGCAAGATATTATCCGGGCACTTCGCCACCTCTGGAAAATCTCCAGCCCCTAGAACGTGCGCCCCGTCTAGCTCGTATCCAAACTGCACCGGTCGCGCTTCTTGGCTTAGACCCGTCACAACGCAATAATGCTGGAAATCTTTTTTTGCTTGCAGTTTTGCCGCGTTCTGGTTAGTGCAAAAGCGGAGATTGACATTTGGCTGTATCACTTTGACCCCGTGCGCGATTGGCAGTTAGCACATTTTATTCTATCCTTTGGAGATTGCAACCGATCAGAGTCGCCGAGAGTCGCCCCACACAAGGCGGTTTTGCCATCGCGGAAATAATGCGCCTGAAAATACGGCGCGGCGTAATACCACCCCGGCTTCATTCCCGCACCCGCCTAACCATCAACCAAAACGCCAAGCCGCTGACGAGCAAACAGAAGCACCATTGAAGAATCTGCGCGCCTAAGTCCCAAGGCTCCGCTGTAAAGTGATCCCGCAAAACCATATAGGCAGTATGGCACCGGGAGAAGATAAAGGCTGTGAGGCCTACTATGAGAGGGTAAGCCGCGTCTGTCACGGCATGCCCTCGTCACCTTTCATGATCGATTCGGCCACGTCTTTCATAGAGACCGTTAACGGGTGGTCTTTTATGTACCCGCGTATCTGCTCGACGTCTTCCATGTTGTCGGCCACGATCTTGAACCAGTCGCCGATTTTCTTTCCGGTGCCTTTGAATGCGCGGAAATAGTTTTGGATGTCTTCCGGCATGCGGTTCATGAACGCCGCCCGCTGCTCGCCTAGCTCTCGCTTGGCTTTGGCTTCGGGCGTCTCGGTTGGCTTCGGTGGATCGGGTAAAATGTCAGGCGTCTCTCCGTGCTGTGGCGTGATGCCTCGCTCTTGTTCAAACTTTTCTTGCGCAGTCTGCGCAGGCTTTGCCGGGGGTCGATTGTACTCGTCGAAATTGTCGTCAAGGTCTTGCGTGAATATGTCGGATGCCGCGCACGCGCTCAACGTCGCGTCAGTGAGTGCCCGCTTTTTCGCCATCTTGAGAACGGTGTTATATTGCTCGGCAAGGTCTGGATTCTCAGTCTGCCCGCTTGAGGCAAATATCATCCATATCCCGTTTTCGTCTTTCTTCGGGACAAAACCTTTCCCCCCTAACAGCGACGCATCGCGCCCGTTTTTCCAGTATTCCTTAGGTACTTGCCGGCCGGTATTTTCATAATCAGCGCGGTAACGATACTTTTTTTCCAGCGTTGAGCATGACCCGACGCCCTCCCCCCATACATTGCCGGTCGGGATGTGCGTTAGCTGAGCTGTGACGATGTATTCCCGGTGCCCGTTGCCGTGCTCGATACGCTCGACTTTGTAAGTCGGCGAAAGCCTGAAAGTCAGACATAGCTTTTCCGCGCCCGCCTTATAAAGCGTCGGCTTTGTGGTTCCCGGAATGACACCGAAATGCTCATCCTCTTTCATCACAGAACCTAGCACTTGCTGAATCAGGTTAACTTGCGCCAATACCTGCAAGCCGGTAAGTTGGCTAGATTCACTAATTGTTTGGATTGCGTTTTCTTCATTCATCCTGCGCCTACCTCTGAGAATATATTCACGCCGGCAAGCTCACGCAAGGGGTTTTCACCACGGCGCACGGCTTGGCCGAGCTTCACTGTGTCTACCATGAGATACTCTCGCGGCACCGCTTTCTCGTCGATGATCTCAAATTTCCATGTCTCGCGGGTTTTCATCGGAGCCAATGACTTTGACAGCTTCACCGGCTTGGCTGCTAGCTCCACATGCGCTTCGACTCGCTCGACGTCTTCAATAGTCGCCTCATCGTCTGCCATGGTTGCGGCAAGTCTCGCGGCGGCTTCCTCGCGCTCTTTACGCGCGGATTCTTCGGCCTTCATGCGCTGCTCTGTCTGCCATTTTGAGACCTTGGCGAATAAATCAGCCTTCGCTTTTTCGAGCGGGTCTGAAATACCCTTCGCCTCTGCCTGAATCACCTTTTTACTGTCGTCAATCGGCTTGACGAGATCGACCCGCCGCGCCTCCACCAATTTCAGCACCTTGCTAATCTCGTCACGTTTCAGCGTTGCCGCCTGTGCCTCAACCTCGGTCGTAACGACCATTTCCTTTACTGACGCCAGCACTGTCTGCGCCGTCGCCTTTACTGCGTCGAATCCGACGACTTGATTTTCTTTTTCCATGTTCACTCCTTATTTATTTTACTAGCCGATACAGCGCGTCCGTCACCGCACAAAGCTCTTCGCATTTCATCACCACGGAGATATTCGCCCGCTTTCTAGCGTTGAATAGCTGCACCATGTACTGAGCGTATTTCTCTTGCACTAGGTCTCTGTAACGAATCTGCAAATCCTCGATCCTCGCGTCTTCCTCTAGGTCCATGTGGACTTGTTGGCGGACGATGTGGACTGTGTTTATATCTAGCTGTATCTGAGCTAGGATGTCGGATGTTTTTTCAGTGGTCATTCTCTCGCCTCCAGCCATGCCACCTCTTGCGCCTTGAAACTATCTGACGCAAAAGCAACCATCAAAGCTTTCGCCCCGAAGATCATCGCCTTAGGATGCCGCGCGTATCTGAATAGCTTTGCCATCGCCACCCGTTCGCGTATCGCCTTTAGACTCGCCGCCTCTATCATGCGCTTTGCCTTAACGCATGGGTGAGACTTGTTCTCTGTCTTTCTTTGTATTGTCTGTGTCATGTTTTCTTCTTAACAGAATACTTCTTCAAACTCGTTCTCGGCAGCGTCCCAAACCTCTGCCATGTTCTCAACCTTGCCGCCGATGATTTCAGCCTCACACGCCTTGACTACTTCGCGATTAGAAGATAAGTCTTCATCGCTCGTCAGTGATTCAACGCGGATGATATCAACTTCAGGCTGTCTTTCGTCGGCCTTGCGGTTGTATCTCACACGGGCGTCAAACTCAACCCAGTAAGTTCCGATGTCGGTTTTCACTATGCGGTCGGCGTTCATGCTTTCACCTTATAATGAGATTTAAGCGCGTGTAATATCTCGTCATTGTAACTGCGCCGGTTATTCCATGCTGCATCGGTCATCGCTTTGTAAATTGCCGCTTCGGCCTTTTTATTAGGCCGGAAACGGAGGGTGAACTTTATAGCGTCGTTTTCTTTCATGCAAACAACTTAACATAAGCCGGGCACGGCGTCCACTATTTTATGACGGCACGGGCGGCGCTGACATCACTTTTTTGTTGACGGCCTGAGCGCCTTTGTGTAATTTAGGCGCATGAGATTAATGGAGACCGAAGCCGACCTCCGCGCATGGCTGGAGCTTGGTAATCAGATTTGGTGGTATGTCTATGGGGGTATATAATGTTAAAACCAGAAAACTGTAAAAACGGATGTGAACAATATGAGTCGTTTAGCCCGTCACGAGGCTATAAAAACTCTAAACGAATGGTTCAGTATGACTACAGAACGGAGAGCGGGGTTTTGTTTTCGACCGTCGCAAAAACTGTAGAAGCGGCGAGGGTCAAGCGCGATAAGTGGTTGCATTACGTAAGACTAAGGTGGATTGAGTGAACTATATTTACGTAGCTTGTGGCGTCTTGTTGGGTGCGTCAATCATGGCGGGTGTTCAATTGGTTGTCTCGTATATGGATAGGTTTTGCCGATGACCCTAACCCCACAAGAACGCGCGTCAATGGTGAGGGACTTGGAAAACTTAGAGCGGCTTTACGTAGCGCGAGCACAGGATACTAAAACCGGCATACCTGAGAAGGTAGGTTTCTACATATCTGTTGCGGCCAATTACTCCGCCCTCGCCTCTGCTTTGAAAGAGGGACTGACCTTTAATGAGGTAGCATGAGAAAGCACGTAGAGCTACTCACGTCAAAAGAACAACACCAAAAATGGATATTGAACCACGACGTGATACAACACCGCCATGAATGGAATAATGTAATGCGGGTACGCAACGAACTCGCCGCATCCAAGCGAGCTAAGAGGATGCAGGTTTTCGGAGCGTTATCCGAGGCACATAAAGGAGACAAAGAATGAAAGACCGCATAGTGATAAAACTCAATGGCGAATGGTTCAGGCAAAGCGACCTATACGCGCTCACGCCAGCCAAACTTGCGGAGCTTCTTGAGGCGCTTTCGTCAAAGCAGATTGAAGACATCGCCGATATTAACCTGCGGGATTATGCAGGCGAAGGCGATAACGAATATGCGCGATTGAATGAATTCGTACAGCATCTAAATTATTTATTGCGCCCGTTCGCGATGGCTACGAAAGACGATTCAATTGGAGAATGCGAAAAGCTTTTCTCAATTGTCTATAGGAACTATGTATTTCAGCGACGCTTCATAAAAGACAAAGGACTTAAAGCGGAGTACGAAGCGTATCGCGATGAATGGCATAACAAAGACAAGCTATGATTCCGGCACATAAAGGAGAGACAGACAGACAAATGAAATTAATACCACCAGACAAGAAGCGATGCCAGTGCATTAAGCAAGAGGTTAACCCGTGGGCTTTTGGCATAGCTTCACCGGTTCGCTGTAAAAACAAACCTACTGTCATAATCAAAGAGCGGGCAAAACCTTACGGCGCTCGAAGCTTTCGATTCTGGCAGAAACAAGGGGACGACGTGAATATTGAAGTTACCGACGAATACCTTGCACATGCATCACTAAGATCATTACGTGCAAAGTGTGATTTACTTATTGAACATGCAAAGAATGCTAGTTC